ATTGTAGCAGGTCTAGTTAGTATGATAATAAATGTATCACTATTAATATTATATTTTATTTATAGAAAAAATGGGGGTTTTACAAGGATTTTTACACATTTGAACATTTAAAACCCTGACCGAAACATTATTTAATTTCATTTCTAATAATATATTAATGCCTACTCATAAAAGCAGTGATTATAAATTATCCGCAGTTAAAACGATACTCTATACTTCAATATTATCGATATTGATAACGTATTCATTCTTTGGTATCTTTTCACGTTGAAAAGAAAATGCCTTGAACTCTGGTCTTTCAAGCTGTGCCAAGGGAGTATGTTTGTGAACACATCGCGCAATCATTTTGTACAACTTGAATTCTGGATATCGATCTGTTCCGTTGTTTTTGTATAATACATTAATTCCATTGTCATCAACACACCATTCAGCGATAATTCGTGTAATAGCATTACATTTTTTAAGATTTTGAATTTCAGACATATCGTCTATCAAATAGTCAAAGATTGAACATGCCAGTCTACATAGATCAAAGCTGAAATTGGGTTCGAGACGGGGTTTTTGCTCGTTGTAATAAGGCTCTATATTGTACTGGGTTGCTGCGTCGCCAGTAGAACTAAAGCTATCACTACATATAACCTTTCCATCATATTTGTATATAGCTCGCCCAAAATCAATTATTTTGAAAATTTTTCCAAATGTTGGCACACGATAGATTGTATTTTTGATTTGGTAAAATAGATACTTTTTTTTAGTTGAAACATACATAATATTATTCGTATGAAGGTCGTTGTGAGTAAAGGAAAATGCTTTTTGGTAGGTAATCAAAATCATGATAATTTGCATGAGAGCACTTAGCCATTTATCTTGTGTTAGCTCTTCATCCAAAATTAACTGATCAAGTGTGTTCTCACAAGCTTCCATACATATCATTTGAACAGGAAACTCGGGAAATGTGGCGAATATTTTTTCATCGTCACTCTCTTCACTTCTATCATCGTCGCTATCCTCAGTATCAGAAGATACATTATCACTATCTTCATCCTTGCTGTTTGTATGACTTGTTCTAGATGAACATGTGTCATCACTATTGGTATTGGTTCGTGAAAACTCTTTATTTGTGGGAAGTGAATTATGATCATTTATGTTTTCCGTAGTCAATGATAAGAAATCCATGCTGTTGTCAAGCTCACACAAATCAGCGTCTTCGGTGTCAGGCTCGCTAAAAACATCGCTGAACAGATCGTCATTGATGGGTTCTATTGTATCTGTTGCGATGCTTATTTCTGCGTCATGGCTTATTTTTAAAGCAGGTAGATTGCATCTACTTGTGCTGTCGTCAAAAAGTTCTGAATAGTTTTCGATTTCGAAAAGGCGGTTTTTGTGTTTGTTAAAATAATCAGACTTGATCAAGTATTCTAGATCGTCATATACGTTGATCTTGAACTTCTTTTTTATAGTTAAAAAAGAGCCGAAATATTTCACACCATGAATAAAATTAAATCTGCTACTCAATTGTCCTGTGAGAAATGAAAATACTCCATCAACATATGCACTATTATTTATATCAAGTAATTTTGCATGTACATCATCTGTTGTAGATGTCAGTTGAGGAAGTCTATATATTGTGTTGTCCTTTTCATATTTTCCAATCATGATTTTGACTGGGTCAATTAGTGGTGCAAATTTACAGAATACTCTCTCTTCCCTTGCTTTGTTATTTCGATTAACTATCGAACAGACGTATTCATTCTCATTGATCTTTTTTATAACCTTGTCAATATGGCTAGAGTGGTTTAAATTGATATTATTGTAGTTAGTATCGCTTAAATTAAAAAAGTTTTTGTAAATAGGCAAGTAGTTTTGTGTTTGGTTGCAATCGAACTTTTCTAAATTATCAAAGAAGGTTTGGTTCTTTCGTTTCTCATAATCCACGAATTGAGACATATAGTGGTTATTTAGAAAATGATCCATACTTCAACGCAAATGCTTGTAAATTATGACTATGAATGTTTGCGTTATTCTTTGTGGCAAATTTTGAAAGAGTTATATATGTCTCTCGAATTGAAAAAATTTAATATGAAACGGATCAGCTTTAAACCAAATGAAAATAAGGGACCTGTCGTGGTTCTCATTGGAAGACGTGACACAGGGAAAAGTTTTTTGGTGCGTGATCTTCTTTATTACCACCAAGATATTCCGATTGGAACAGTTATTTCTGGAACAGAAGAAGGAAATGGGTTTTATGGAAACATGGTGCCTAAATTATTCATTCATAATGAATATAGTAGCGCTATTATTGAAAATATTTTGAAAAGACAAAAACAAGTCTTAAAACAAATCAAAAAAGAGGTAGAAACGTACAAAAAAAGCACCATTGATCCAAGAGCATTTGTCATTCTTGATGATTGTCTCTACGATAATACTTGGGCTCGCGATAAAATGATGAGATTGTTATTTATGAATGGTCGTCACTGGAAGATCATGCTTGTTATTACAATGCAATATCCACTTGGTATCCCTCCTGCTCTCCGAACAAACATCGATTATGTATTTATATTAAGAGAGCCCTATATTGCAAATAGAAAACGCATATTTGAGAATTATGCAGGAATGTTTCCAACGTTTGAATCTTTTTGTCAAGTTATGGACCAGTGTACAGAGAACTATGAATGTTTGGTTATTGATAACAACGCGAAATCGAACAAACTACAGGATCAGGTGTTCTGGTATAAGGCAGATTCGCATAATAATTTTAGACTGGGGTCCAAGGAATTCTGGGAATTATCTAAAGATATGCATTCCGACGACGAAGATGAGAAATATGATCCAGGAAATGCAAAGAAAAAAGGACCGAAAATTAGCGTAAAAAAGAGCAAATGGTAATCAGCGTAACCTACGAAGATATCTATTCGATATATATTTTCGTAGGTTGAGAGTGGAAATGTTCAAAGGTATATAACAATTCCATAGACACATATTGAATAGTTATGTGAAAAAATATAAAAACATAATCAACAAATGATTATGAGTGACCAAGAAATATGGGAAAAAAATGCACGAGAAACACAGAGCGATATTTATGTTGGCTTAGAAGAAGATAAGATAAGTGAAAAAACAATACTTTTTTCGATTGGTCATAGATGCACATCAGCATCCTTGATAAAGCATCTCAATCTCAAGTTCGAATCTTATCCATTCGACTGGGTCGTTTCAAAATTAGAAGTGATCATAGATTGCATTGAGACGGATTATCAACATTATCTCAATTCTGACAATTATAACGAAAAACAAAGCGAAACCTTCAACTTATCTGACGGCAAGAAACGCCATATATGTTTTGAAAATATCGTATACAACAACTATTACGAATCAGCTTTTCTTGAAAATTTCGATGGAAATGTTGAAAACAATTACGGCACGTATGGTATGATGCTTTCTTTAACACATCACGATATTCGAAACCAAGAAGGTCTGGCATACTTTCAACGATGTGTTCAACGATTTAAAAAAATGCTTGCTCTGCCAGGACAGAAGTTTTATTTGTACGTGCACCCCCTACTTGGAAATCAAGAATTTCAGCTTGATTCTGCACGTTTGATAAACTACCTTATAGAATTTGTAGATAAATTCAAGACCAAGTCTCCAAATCTGTTTGGTATCTTCTTTGTTGTTGTAAAAAACAACGATAAGAAATTTCAAATCGACAAGTTATTTGAAACGAAGGATGCTGTGATATTTGTTCTATATGTAAATGATAATTTAATCGATGGGGGCGGAGTATATGATGGTGATTTTTTCCAAGAACAACACAATATGTTGAATGCAATTCAAGATGTGATTAGATGTAAACAGGAAACATAGGAACTACTTCTTCAGGCAGTGTTCCCGAACATACTCAAGTATTTGTTTGTCTTCCTCGTATATATCTAGTTGCAATGCATCGTCAACTAGAAAAAAGCCTGTTTTGCAATGAACACGCATTTGTATATTTTCCATGTCAATAATTTGTCCTATAAAAAACCGACAACAATATTTATCCATTTGTGTTTTTATAGGTAACAATGTTATTATTTCAATATTTACGTTGAGTTCTTCTTTCCATTCTCGATGCAAACATTGTTGTATACTTTCTCCTTGTTCTTGTTTTCCTCCCGGAAATTCCCATTTTCCAGGATCTGTTGTCAAGTCGCTTCGCTTTCCCATGAAAATACGATTATCTGTGCTCAGCATAATACCGCACGCAACATATATCGTGTCATTATTCATAGTGTATTATATACTATGAATAACTACTATTTATACCATTGGATCTTTTATATGAACACTTAAACAAATTGTTTCCAGGTAGATGTTTAGTCTGCCTTTTCTTTTCCGTCACTCGCCTCAATCTTGGGGGTAGCAAACGGACCACTTACGAGCTCGCTTTGTCCATTGTCACTCTTGCCCATTATAATGTTATCTCCCTCAAACAGCTCACTTCTAATATCCGCAGTTGAAATCTCCTCCCCGCCTCCTTCAAGTAGGCTCTTCTCCTGGGTATTCGCAACACCAACACCAATCAAGTTACCCTCTTTGTCGATGGTTTGTGTAAGTGTGTTTCCAGACTTCTCTGCCTTCTCGATGTTGTCCTCCATTGCTTGTTGTTTGGTTTCCTTGATACGCTTATCGAATGCCTCCCTAGCACCCGTATCGTTTTTATTCTTCTCGCTCATTAATTTATTCAACTCTTCTTCCATATATTCTACCCTGCCTGTTTTGTATGCTTCTGGTTCCCATGGCATCCACATTCCAACTGGTCCAACATAGACGTCGTGGTTGGGATCCACTTCGCGCAACAATTTACAGCGTAGTTCGGCTTCTTCCATAGACGGGTAAGAACCGCGAACTTTGATCCCACGAGTATGAGTTTGAAAATTGTGAGACACACCAAACATTTTCTCAAGGTTCTCCTCATTCTTGTCGATGTATGTCTTGTAATCATCTTCAATAGAACTAGAGTTAATCGCCTCCTTTTCATCCTTGATAAATTCCTGAAAATCTGCCATGGTATCCTCAAACGTAAGCTTGTATTTGTAAGACAAAAAATTTAGGAATTGTACAAATTTTTCCATGGATTTATTCATATCCCAGTGTTTGACAAACTCTTGAAAATAAAACATCTCTTTTTGTTTTAAAATATTCTCGGGTGATACGAATGAAACACATGTGAACTTTTGTCCTGCAATGGGTCGGTCTTCCTCTAACAAATCGACATATTTGGGGTTGGGAGTTCCATCTGTATTTTGTTTCCTTTCAAAAGATGAAGTGGAAGCCATTTGATAGTATAGTATAGTGAATTGTTTTAAGTAATTATACGTGACAATAATATATTTTAGATTATTGAGTGAGATGTGTTGGTTTGTATGAGATAGTTGGAACACTGATGGTATTTTATCATTAGATATCCTCCAACATGTTCATAAATTTTTTCTTTATAATATCTATAGACAATGAACCGCGTATTTGACGTGAGCGAACTTATTAAGAGATTAATCAAGTATCTAGTAGAAGGCTTGATGGTAGCCCTTGTTGCTTATGCCATCCCCAAGAAGTCACTTGATCTCGAAGAGATTGGAATGATTGCTCTCGCAGCAGCAGCCACATTCAGTATTTTGGACACTTATATTCCTACTATCGGAGCCACTGCACGTTCTGGTGCTGGATTTGGCATTGGTGCCAATTTAGTCGGATTTCCAGGTGGTCTATAATTGAACAACGTAAAATTGTATAAATAAAAGAGAACAATGTACTCATTTATTTATTTATTT